AGAAGTAAGAACAAATGTTGTTGTAAATTCATCAGGTAATGTTGATGCTGATGGTGTTACAGAAGCTCAATGGATACAAGGTAAGGCAGATGGAATATATGCCTCTGATACAACTTGGTTCGCTTCAAAAACATTTGATAAGTTTCAATCTATGGACGCCGCTAAGCTAGTTCCTTTACTTACTGCAGCTCTGAAGGAGTTGGAAACAAGAGTGACTACACTGGAAGGATAATATTTTAATTAGACTTTTTATTTTTAGATAACTCTTTTAGGAGAATCTTATTATAATGATTTTGCAAAACATCCTGATCCTGAAAATTCATTGTTAGTTTAATTTTTCTTTTAGAAATTTCCTGTAATTGAGCTATAGATCTTTTAGCATCCTCACTTAATTTATTTTCATCGTATTCTTTATCACCTATTTTAATCATATTTTTCCTTAATTCTGCATATATTTTTTTACTATGTTTCCTTGCTTTATAGCATTAATGTGATAAACTGTCAATTTTATAGGACCTTTACATGGCAGTAGCAGACGTACAGAATTTTGGATATGGGTCAGCAGCCTTCAGCCAATTTGCTTTTTCAGGAAATGAGCTATCCACTTACGCTCTAGCGAGCGGAAGTGGTATCACTGCATCTACATCCACGCCTTCGATTGTAACTATTCAAACTGTCACACCAAGTGGTTCTACGGCTACATTTAGTGCAGGATCCGTTACATTCTTGCCAGGGTCTGAAACATGGCTAGACTCATCTTTCGGTGAAGTTGCCTTTGCGGAGCAACCTTTTGCGGGTACAAACCTTGGAGATATTTATTTTACACCTACTGGTTCCGCAGCTACATTTAGTATAGGAACTTTATCTTATGTTTTATCACCAACTATTACACCCACAGGGTCTGCTGGAACCTTCAGCATTGGGAATGAGGTAGTAGAATCTACTTATACCCCAACTGGATCTGCGGCTACCTTTAGTGTTAATGATGTAACTATTGATATTGGAGTTACTCCAACTCCTAGTGGTAATGTATCCACTTTCAGTATTGGATCTCTAACCTTTATTTCTACTTATGCTCCATCAGGTTCTGCGGCTACATTTAGTGTAGGGTCTGTCACACCTTACCCTGGAACAGCTACTACAGACGCTTCATTTGCAGAAAATGCTTTTGCAGCAATGCCTTTTGCCGGTTCTAATAAGGAAACATATGTAATGCCTAGTGGCAGTACAGCTACATTCTCCGCAGGATCCTTGACAGTTACAGGCACAGCTAGTATAACACCTAGTGGATCTGCTGCTACATTCAGCATTGGAAATGCCACTATTGAATCTAAGTATTTAATAACTGGTAGTGCTGCTACATTTAGCGTTGGATCTGTATCAGTTACAGCAGGAGCTACTGTTACTCCTTCTGGATCTGCAGGAACATTTAGCATAGGATCTGTTGTTATAGAATCAGTCTATACACCAACTGGTTCAGTTGCAACATTCAGTATTGGAAATACTACAGTTACAGGAGGTTCAGTTGTTAATGTAACTGGAAGTTCGGCGACATTTAGTGCTGGTACATTGGCATTTAGTATTTGGAATAAAGTGGATAATGATGCATCGAACACTTGGACAACAGTTTCAAAATCTTAGGAGGATAAATGGCTGACTCGACGATATTAAACTTAGACTTACAGACTACAGGTTCCAACTCAGGAACATGGGGTACTGTAACAAACGAAAATTTAGAAAAAGTAGAAAATGCGATTAAGGGATATGTATCCATATCCGTTGCTGGAAATGGTACACAGGCCCTAACTACAGCAAGTGGTGGAACTGGTGATCAACAAAGCAGGGCCGCACTTAAATTTACAGGAACATTAACAGGCACAAGAGCCGTTACCTGTGAAGCTAATCCTTACTGGTACATTATTGATGACGCTACAACTAGGGATGGAAACGCTTTAACATTTGGACCGGCTGGAGGAACAGCCGTTACGCTTCCGGTTACCGGAGCAAAGTATCTTATATACACAGACGGAAGCACGGCATTTGACGTTCTAGCGGACGCTGGAAACTTGGTTGCCAACAACAACCTGACTGTATCCGGTGACACTGTTTTAAATGGTGGAACATTGACCTACAACAGTTCTGGAGCCGATAAGGACGCACAGTTTTATGGTGATGCTGATAACAATCTTCTTTATCTGGACGCAGGAAATGACCGAGTGGGAGTGGGAGTTTCAGCTCCTGCAGCGAAGCTTGAAGTGGATCAAAATAGTTCATCTGGGGCTATTCCAGTTTTAGATTTGGATCAAGGAGATGATGATCAACCCTTTGTAAATTTTGTTGGTACTTCAGGAACTGCTAGTGCTAATAGTATATCTTCTTCAACCGCTACTGCAGGAAGTAAGACGGGTGCAGTTATGATTAAGATCAATGGAACAGCACGCTGGATTAGATTTTACGATTCAGCTGTATAAGGAGTTAATATGGCACTTGTTAAGGTCCAACTAGCACCAGGAATAGATAAACAGGACACTGAATATGGCGCCGAAGGGCGTTGGTTTGATGGTGATAATATAAGATTTAGATATGGACTTCCTGAGAAAATTGGAGGATGGGCTAAGGTAACTAGTGATGCTCTACTAGGGGCTGCAAGAGGTATAAAAGCTTGGTTCTCTTTGGATGGAGATCCTTATACAATTACAGGAACAAACAAGAAACTTTACGTCTACGCCAATAATGCCTGGTCGGATATAACACCAACAAGATCCTCTGGTGATTCAATAACTCAATTTGTAACTACTGCAAACTCTACTTCTGTAAGTGTTACGGATGCTTCACACGGAGCAGTAGAAGGTGATTTTGTCACAATTACATCAGTAACTGCACCAACTAGTAGTTCAATAACCGCTGCTCAACTTGAAGGGGAGTTTGAAATTCAATCAATAACTTCTACATCTGTTTATGTTATCACTGCCGAAGCATCTGAAGGAGGCACTGGTAGAACTGGAGGAAGTGGAACAGCAGCTTATGAGATTAATACCAAACCTGCAGCATCTATACAAGGTTATGGATGGGGTGCTGGAACGTGGGGCCTTTCAACTTGGGGTACAACTCGTTCAGGATTAGCGGCTCCTAATAGTGTTCAATTGGATTCAGGAAAATGGTCTATTGATAACTGGGGAGAAGACGCTTTATGTCAATTCTTTAATGGATCTCTTTATTATTGGGATACTTCTGCAGGCAGTAGTACTGTAGCAGCTATTATAAGTAATGCCCCAACAACAAGTAGATTCGCGATGGTTTCTGGTACTGATCGTCATGTTATTTTATTCGGAACAGAGACAACTATTGCTAGTGCTGCAACTCAAGATGATATGTTTATTAGATGGTCTGATCAAGATGATTATACATCTTGGACCCCTAGCTCAACTAATACAGCAGGATCACAAAGACTAACAGATGGTAGTAGACTTACTGCCGCTGCTCGTTCACGTGGCGCTGTACTGATTTGGACTGATACCGCATTATATCAAATGCAATTAATTGGAGCCCCTTTTACTTTTGGATTCAGTCAACTAGGATCTGCGTGTGGAGCAGCTGGACTACATTCAGTTGTAGAAACTAACGGTAGATCTTTTTGGATGGGCATTGATTCTTTTTTCTCTTTTGATGGTTCAGTTCAAAAAATTCCATGCTCCGTAGAGGATTATGTATTCACGGATATAGATGTAGCATCACAGAAAGATACATTCGCATCATTGAATAGTGAATTTAATGAGTGTACATGGTTTTATCCGTCGAGTGGATCAAATGTAATTGATCGTTGTGTTACATATAATTATCAAGAAAAGGTTTGGAGCATAGGAACTCTTTCTAGATCTTCATGGGTGGATAAGGGGGTATATCAATATCCTTATGCAACTGAATATAGTGCTACAGATACAACTACAACAATAAGCACCATCACAGGCGTTACAGCCGGAAGAAGCTTTATGCATGCACAAGAAAAGGGAAACAACGCTGACGGTTCAGCGATGACAGCTTACATAGAATCAGGTGACTTTGTAATACCTGAATCAGGAGAAAGACTTATGTCCATCAGAAGATTCATTCCTGATTTTAAAAACCAAAGTGGTGATTTGAGTATTGAACTTAATTTTAGATTATACCCAGCCAGCTCTGAAGTTACCCATGGACCTTATACAGTCAGCACTACTACAACTAAAGTTGATACACGTGCACGAGGAAGACAAGGATCTATTAAAATTTCCAGTACTGCATTGGATACAGCATGGAGGTATGGTACCTACCGTGCAGAAGTTCAACCAGATGGATTAAGATAATGTATAATCCATACTTAAGTAATATGTTTGGAAATTCTCGTAATCAATTTACGCAACCACAACAACAGCAGCAGTATGATTTTTCAGGATGGGGTGATCGGTTAACAAGTATAGAACAAGGCATAAAGGGACTTACGGAACATTTTAAAAACATTAACGTTCCCGGAGCGGAGGTTGGAGAGGGAGCCTCTGCACCAGAGTACGCAGGCAACACGGCACCAGCACCTTTGGCCGCTGCGCCAGTAGCACCTTTAGATGCTGCTCCACAGGACACAGGATTTAATTTTGACCCAAGTGGGGGAAGCTTAATGAGTCAACTGTCATCAGCTTACGGAGGACAAACGAATGAAGAATGGGGAGGAGGAATGGGACAACCAGGATTCACGCAGGGGTTCGCTGATTTTTTCACCGGTGAAGGATACTACGCTGACCCAAGAGGTACTTACTTGGATGGTGGATGGAATATTTCAGACAAGCCAATTGATGTAGGACCGCGAATGGGTGGAGTTTTGGATCCGTATGGTAATCCAGGAGGAGGACCATCATTATGGCCACAACCGGGAAGACCAAATGATATGCAACAACCATTTCAAACACTTGCTAGTCCAAGTGGAGGAAAAATGGCAGGAGGAGTGGGTGCAGGAATTAATGGCCTTGCATCCTTACTTAATCAAAAAGGGAGTACAATCTAATGGCACATCCAAATCCACTTAATCAAGGAATGACACCACAAGAAGCATGGGAAGCAAGAGGAAATTTATACGATAAGTATAACGATCCTGATTGGATGTTGCAGGCTGGACTAGGAGATATAGAATTTGAGCAGGACATGTATGATGATATTAGATATGGTGCAATTTCAGAAGAGGGTGCAGATTTTGGATATGCTATGGGTTTTTCAGATGATCCCTATGATGTAACTGCACTTGCAGGACTAAGAGAGCATTCAACAAAGGGTCCATATAGATATTTGGATTATACACCTTTTGATCCTCCCTCTGAGAAATTTGACACGGATAAATTTGGAATGCCCATAAATGAAAAAAACTATCTTGCACGATATAACATTCGTGAAGATGCATTAGGGGAAGGAACAGGGGAAACAACAAACATTGATTTAAACTTACCATCGCATGTAAACTGGTGGGAGCATTATGGAGCAAAAGGAGGTCATGAACTTCAAAACATGATATCGGATACTTACCGACACGAGTACAAGCATTCACCCAAACTTACTTCCCATAGAAATCCTTACGATCATCAAGCAATCTATGGGCAAGACGTAATATATGGATTGTCTCCTGCTTCTAGAGAATCGTCTTTCAAGAGGTTTATGAATCCTACTGACGAAAGGCTTTCTGGTCCGAATGCAACTGTACATTACAACCCTTCAACAGCAGTACAGACATCGCGTGACATAAGTTCATTTGCCTCCAATCCCTGGGAACGCTCTTTTAATCAATCATCACCTGTAATGGGCAGTTCGACACCTAGACCAAGACCTAACCCACATTTATCAAGAGGAGGCATAGCAAGTTTATGTCGCAGATAAACATACCAAGATTACCACAGGCACCTTCTGATTATAGTGAGGAGCAAATTAATCAATTGATTACCTCTCTAGACCAGTTAATATCGCTTCTCAATTCTTCTTACACACCAGAACAATTAAGGAACGAAGATGAAGCAATCGCATGGTTCATAGGATAAAATGGCTAACGCATATAAAAACGCAAAACTTGATTTAACAGATACTGACAATGAAACATTGTATACTGTTCCAACTGCTAAAACTTCTATTGTTAAATCAATTCTTGTTTCAGAGGATACTGGTGCTACACCCACTATTACGGTGACACTGGTTAATTCATCTGCGGCGGTTTTTAGTCTTTTTAAGACAAAGGCTTTAACGGCTAATGGCACGTTAGAATTACTGACAATGCCACTAGTCATGGAGGAATCCGAAATAATAAAGGTACAGGCATCCGCGGGGAATCAGCTCCATGTAGTAATGTCTTTCCTTGAAATAAGTTAATACTTGCTATATGGTGATAATATGCCTATAAACGAAGATGAAGTACTTGAATATGCTACAGTAAATGGTGAGAAAGTTCCCAAGATTGTGGTACCAGCTCAAGTTACTATAGAGAACACAGAGACAGGGGTCGAGTATAATTCCGATGAGGAAGCTCAAGCCGACGTGGATGACCCTTCCACGCCTACACAACAACATCATGTAAGAAGACATGTAACTATACAAGTTGCAAAGATAAAAGACTTACTAGCTAAGGAGGGATTATAAGATGCCACCACCTAATTTAAGACATAGAATGTCTAACATAGAAAGGCAAATGGATACGTACGGAAGGGGAAGTGCCGGTGATACACCTATTCAATCAGGTGGAGGAGCCGGAGAGTTTGGTGGAAGACCAGGATGGATGGATTTTACACCTCCCCAACAAGAGAGATTATATACAGGGAGAAATCCTTTTACTACACCACATCAAGGCTTTCCTGATCAAGGAGAACCAAGACGAACAGGTTACATGGGGCCCGGACCTCATAGTAGTGGTCGTAGTTTTAGTACTATGCCTCATGAAGAACAACATTGGACATATCCAGGAATGAGTAATGATCTAGTAGATCCTTATACAAATATATCTCATGAGGAGTATCCGGATTGGTTGAGAGATTATTGGCACAGCCAAGGAGAATGGGAAAAGGCTCAGATGAGAATGAATGAGCCAGAAGCACGCGCACTTGAAGCAGAGGTAGCGGCAGACTTTGGTAATCGAATTAGAACTTTTACCCCTCACATGGAACCAGGATTCGAACCAGGACAAGGTGGACAATATGGATTCCCCGGAAACTGGCCAGGAACCCCTTTAGCTTTAGGTAAGGAACAAGATTGGAACTATACTATTACACCTGGTGACCCTTTTGATTTTACACAAAGATCAGGAGGACTAGATAGTCTTATTGATAACGATTTTAGAATACAAGATATT